AACATGGCTTACCCCACTGTCTCAGCACCCTACGGCCTAAAGCCTATCAATTCAATTGATGGCAAGCCCTATGCCGGTGCTTTCCGACAGATTCCCGTTGCCGCCTCTTTTGGCACTGCTATCTTCTCTGGAGATACGGTACGAATCGACAGCACCGGCTATCTGGTTGTCTCAACTACCACCAACTCCGGCACTATTGTTGGCGTGTGTGTCGGCGGTTCATATGTGAACTCCAGCGGTCAAACCGTTGAAGGTCAGTATGTGCCTGCTTCCGTCAGCACTTCGACCAACCCCGCTTATGCGTATGTGGTTGATGACCAACAGGCACTTTTCAAAGTTGCTGTTGTGTCTTCTGGCACTACCATGAGTTCCGCAGGTCGTACCGTTGTCGGCACTAACTTGGCTTTGGTTCTCAACGCTGGCAGCACTACCACTGGTAACTCTGCTTTCGCTGTGACCTTGACCGGTGCAGGCACTACCGCCACTATCCCAATCCGTGTGATCGATGTTGTGCCTGAGACTGCTACCGCAGCCGACACTTACACCGAACTGTTGGTGAAAATCAACACTCACCAATATAACAACACCACTGGTGTTTAAGGAGTAAGAAAATGGCTATTTCCCGTGCCCAGCTACTCAAAGAGTTGCTCCCTGGTCTGAATGCATTGTTTGGTCTTGAGTACGCCCGTTATGGTGAGGAACATAAAGAAATTTATGAAACCGAAACCTCTGAGCGTTCTTTTGAAGAAGAAACCAAACTTTCTGGCTTCTCTGCCGCACCGGTCAAGAACGAAGGTTCTGCGATCCAGTACGACAACGCACAGGAAGCATGGACTGCTCGTTACAACCACGAAACCATCGCTATGGGCTTCTCCATTACGGAAGAGGCAGTGGAAGACAACTTGTATGACTCGTTGTCCAGCCGCTACACCAAATCGTTGGCCCGTGCAATGGCATACACCAAGCAGGTCAAAGCCGCTTTTGTGTTGAACAATGCGTTCAGCACCACGGTGACTTACGGTGACGGCGTTTCCTTGTGTAACACCGCCCACCCCTTGATCTCTGGTGGAACCAACAGCAACCGCCCCACCACCGCCGCTGACTTGAATGAGACTTCGTTGGAAAACGCAGTTATTCAAATTGCCGGTTGGACGGATGAGCGTGGCCTGTTGATCGCCGCCAAGCCCAAGAAATTGGTTGTTCCCCCGAACTTGATGTTCGTTGCAACCCGCCTCCTGGAGACGGAATTGCGTGTCGGTACTACCGATAACGACATCAACGCTCTGAAGAACAATGGTTCGATCCCAGAAGGTTACTGCGTTAACCATTATCTGACCGACACCAACGCTTGGTTCTTGTTGTCTGATGTGCCTAACGGCCTGAAGCACTTTGTCCGTACCCCTCTGTCCAACTCCATGGACGGTGATTTTGATACTGGCAACGTGCGTTACAAGGCCCGTGAGCGTTACAGCTTCGGCGTATCGGATCCTTTGGGAATTTTCGGTTCACCCGGATCGTCCTGATAGGTAAGTAAAAAAGGGGGCCACAAGCCCCCTTTTTTCTTGTGTCCGTTTAAACTACATGGTATAAATGAGGCATTCCGGGAAACCCGGTGTATCAAACAGTCCCGGCTGACTGTCATGCAAGATTGATACACCTTAACGCATGGAGATATTCTTATGGGATTCGCAACTCACCTTGGCCCCTGGTTGTTGGGCACTGTCCGTAACACCACCGGCACAACTGTCGGCACGATTGAAAACTGCGGTGCAACCGTTGTTTCTCAAACCTTCAAAAAAGATTACACCGGTCAGGCTGCTTCAGCTACCACCGACACCATTTGTGTGCTGCCTGCTGGCGCTCAAATCCTTGAAATTAACATCGACACCACTGTTGCGTTCACCGGCTCTACTGCCGCCAACGTCAGCATTGGAGATGGCACTACCGCCGCTTTGTACTGGGCCGCTACAGATGTGACTTCTGCTGGTCGTGCAGCTATCAGCAACGCAGCCGCTAAATTAGGCGCATGGTGCGGCGCAGCCTCTACTGCATCCCCCAGCGGGATTGGTATTGGCGCAACGGACGTTAAAGTGATTGCCACAATGACTCCCACTGTGGCCGCTGTTACTGCTGGTACGGTGCAGTACACCATCGTGTATGTGGTTGCCAACTCTAACGGTTCGCAGTTCCCAGCATCCGCTTAATTGATCCAGGGGGCTTCGGCCCCCGCTTTTCAGGAGATTGATTATGGGAATGCAAACAGACGTTAAAGCAGGACACCTCAACAACTCGGGTTTTGTTGTTCTGGGGCGAAACCGCCTCAAAGCTATTTCTATGGTTGGCACAGCCACGGCTGGAACGCTGGACATCTTTGACACCACCACAGCACCTGTATCGGCTACATACTCAAGGACTGCGGCTGTTATCACCGTTACAAAGGTAGCCCACGGTTTGGTTACTGGAGATGTGGTTGGGATTGCGTTTGCAACAGCAAGCGGGTCATCAGGCACTAACGGCAACTACTCCATCACACGCACGGGCGCAGACACGTTTACAGTCACAGACATTAACTCTGGGACTATTGCGGGGGGCACGGCGGCCACATACGCATCACTGTGGATTGCCAGCTACGACACTGGCGCATCTGACTTGTTTGGCAATTTTGCGTTGATTCCCGGAGAGGGGATACTGGTTCAAAACGGTATTTACCTAAACATGAGCAACTTACTTTCTGCTAACGTGTACTATGGCTGATAAAAGCTTCAACTTGGTGGGGCGCAAGCTTATGATTGCGATCCCCTGCTACGATGGTAAGGTCAACATCAAGACCTGCTTTGCCATAGCGCAACTCGTCCCCAAGTTGGACAAGATGGGTGTCCAAATTCATCTGGTTCACCTGTCTGGCTGCTCAATCATCACCAAGGCCCGGAACAAGCTGGTATCCAACTTCATGGACTCCGACTGCACCGATCTGCTGTTTGTGGATGCTGATGTGGTCATTAATGTCGAGGCGGTGACCCGCCTCTTGGCCCTGTCTACAGACCGGGACATTGTGGCCGGGACGTATCCCCGCAGGGCGGCAGATGCCAAGTTCTTCCTGGACTTCTACCTGGATGAACACAACCAGTTGGAATTTGATGAGAACGGCCTGATGCGTGTGGAGAGCGTGGCAACGGGCTTTATGCTCATTCGCCGCCATGTCATTGAGTCCCTGATCGCAGCCCACCCTGAGTGGAAGTACAAGGGCGATGGGGACGGTGCGGATGAATACGCCGTGTTTGATTTTGCCATCGTCAATGGCGAGTACATTGGTGAGGACTACCTGTTCTGCCGCAGGGCGAGGGAGCATGGATACAAGATCTATCTCGACCCAATGATCAGCCTGCCACACATTGGCACACAAGAATTCACCCGCAACTTTGAGCAAGACGCTCTACAGCCACTGCTCAAGGAGCATTCACGGTTGCACTTGAAAGTGGCAAATGGGTAGCCCCGCATGGACACGCAAAGAAGGCAAGAACCCCAAGGGCGGTTTAAACGCCAAGGGTCGGGCCTCTGCGAAAAAACAGGGCATGAACCTGAAGCCTCCGCAACCAGAGGGCGGCAGCAGGCGAGACTCTTTCTGTGCAAGGATGAGTGGAATGAAGGAAAAATTGACTTCAGAGAAGACTGCAAAAGATCCAAACTCACGGATTAACAAAGCCCTCCGGGCGTGGGCATGCTGAGATGGACATTCATTCAATCTGGTCAACAGTTTTAACCCTGTTCATAGGGCTGTTGGTTTTTGTGATGCGGGAGAAGTTTGAAGAAATTTCCCGTTTGAGCATTCTGATAAACAAAACAAGGGAGGAAGTTGCCCGTGATTACGTTACTCAAGCAGAAGTGCAAAGAATTACTGACCACATTGACCAACGGTTTAACCGCCTTGAAGCAAAGATTGACGAACTTATTCGTCAAAAGGGGTGATTGATGCCAATCCAACAGCCCATAGATCAAGCGGTTGATATGCCCCCCGGCGGGATTGGTGACTTAATTCCACAGGAAGATCAGGCAATGCCAGGGTTTGAGTACAACGAAAGCCCGGTATCGGATATGCCTGAGAACGCAGATATGGCAAATTACGACATGGACAGCATTGGCTCCACGGACTTTAAAAAAGGTGGCCGGGTAAAGGCCCGGAAACCTGCAAAACGCACGACAATGTCAACTCAGTCATCTGCGTCTAAACGGGGTGATGGGATTGCCCAAAGGGGCAAAACACGGGGGAGGTATATCTGATGCCATCCTCAACAAAGAAACAACACAAGTTCATGGAAGCTGTGGCTCATAACCCGGCTTTTGCGAAGAAGGCCGGTGTCCCGCAGTCCGTGGGGCAAGATTTCAGTAATGCCGATAAAGGCAAAAAATTCAACAGAGGTGGTGCTATGCCAATGGATCCAAAAATGCTTGCAATGATGGCCGAGAAACTCAAAGGCCGTTCCATGGGTGCTCGTCCGGGCGCTCGTCCCCCAATGGGCGCTCGTCCTCCTGCGGCGATGCCTGGGATGAAAAAGGGTGGCACTGCCAAAATGGCATCAGGTGGTATGCCCATGGTTATGAAAGATGGCAAGAAAGTGCCAAGTTTTGCCGCCGATGGCGAGGGCAAAATGAAAAAAGGTGGCATGGCTAAAAAAATGATGGGTGGCGGCATGACCTACTCCAAAGGCGGCTCCGCATCCTCAAGGGCTGACGGTATTGCTGTCAAGGGCAAGACCAAAGGGAAGATGTTGAAAAAGGGCGGCATGGCCTGCTAAGGAGTTCAAAATGAACAAAATGAAGCGTTACGCTGGTGAAGATGAAAGCTTGGTTGGTGGGGCTGAAGATGAGCGTCCCGCACCTACCGGCATGGGTGAGATAGCCGAAACCCGTGCAGACAAGATGATGGGCGAGGATGTCATAGATGAAGAAACTGGCGCTAAATCGAAGTACAAACGAAACCCTGAGACAGGTCAGTTGTACAGTGAAGAGCCTGAGATGACCAAGCCCAAGCCCAAAAAGAAGAAGCCTTCTTTCTCTGAAAAAGCCCGTAAGGCAGGATTCACCAGCGCAGAAACCAAGGGTGGTGCGGCTCTGATGTATCGCAATCCTATGGGCAAGAAGATGGCCTCTGGTGGTACTGCATCCAGCCGTGCTGATGGCATTGCTCAACGGGGTAAGACCCGTGGGAAGATGTGCTGATGTTGCCCAGCCGTGGAATGGGGGACATTAACCCCTCCAAGATGCCCGGTGGCAAGCGCAAGAAGCGCCGGGACGATACCGACTTTACTCAATATAAAGACGGTGGAACGGTTAATGCCGCAGGCAATTACACCAAACCCGGCCTTCGCAAGAAGATCGTGTCCAAGGTAAAGGCGGCAGCAACTCAAGGCACGGGCGCAGGCCAATGGTCAGCCCGTAAAGCACAACTTGTCGCCAAGAAATACAAAGCCGCAGGCGGGGGATACAAAGATTGAAAGCGCCACAGACTTCCCTGAAAAACTGGGGTGACCAGAAATGGCGCACCAAGTCGGGGAAGCCTTCGTCAAAAACAGGCGAGAGGTATCTTCCCGAAGCGGCAATCAAGTCTTTGTCTTCTGCTGAGTATGCAGCAACTACCAAGGCCAAGCGGCAAGGTAAGGCGGCAGGTAAACAGTTTGTGGCTCAACCCAAGGGTATAGCAAAGAAAACGGCAGGATTTAGATGACAACCACCGGGACATCAATATTCGACATGGACTTCACGGAGATAGCCGAGGAGTCTTGGGAGCGTGCGGGTCGGGAAATGAGGTCTGGCTATGATCTCAGGACGGCACGCCGCTCCATGAATTTGATGACCATCGAATGGCAAAACCGTGGTTTAAACATGTGGACAATCGAGCAAGGCTCCTTTGTGCTTACCGCTGGTTTAAACACATACGCCCTGCCAGATGACACCATTGATCTCTTGGAGCATGTGATCCGCACCGGTCAGAACTCAACGACCAATCAGGCTGATCTGACAATCACCCGCATAAGCGTTAGCACCTATGCCACGATCCCCAACAAGCTTACCCAGGCCAGACCTATCCAGGTTCTGATTCAGCGCAATTCAGGTCAAACTGGGGCGACTGCATTGGCCTTAGACGGTGCGCTTACCAGCACGGCCACCAGCATCACCTTGGATTCAGTCCTGGGTTTGGCGGCGGCTGGGTTCATCAAGCTGGACAATGAGATCATCTACTACAACTACATCTCTGGCAACGTCCTGGGTAACTGCTTCCGGGCACAGGCCAATACCACTGCGGCTAGCCATGTGGATGGGACACTTGTATATGTCCCGCAACTTCCCGCTGTTACGGTGTGGCCCACCCCTGATGACACTACCACCTACACCTTCGTGTACTGGCGCATGCGTAGGGTGCAGGATGCTGGGGCTGGTGTAGAGACTGCTGACATGAATTTCCGTTTCCTGCCATGCGTGGTGTCGGGGCTGGCCTACTACATTGCCATGAAGGTTCCTGAATTGCAGGGGCGCATGGATATGCTGAAGGCAGCCTACGATGAGCAATTCAATCTGGCGGCAGGGGAAGACCATGAGAAAGCCGCTTTGCGGTTGGTTCCCCGTCAGTCATTCATTGGATCTGGCGGCACATAATGGGCAACAGGTTTGCGTCAGGTAAATACTCAATTGCCGAGTGTGACCGGTGTGGTCAACGGTACAAGCTGAAGCAGCTTAAATTTGAG